ATGAATCTATTGTAAAAATATTTTGTCATCTGGGACGGATGAACATGCGTTCAGGTGAACAGGCGTGCAGGGTGAACAGGCGTACAGGGAGTGAGGGGGGGAGGGGGGAGGGGGTGCAGGGTGGCCATGGAGTGCTGGAGCTCGGCTCCGATTTGGGGGGAGTTGTATTAAGGGAGCGTTTTTTTTAAGGGAGCGTTTTAGTTCGGTGGTAGTGGTGGTGTTGGTATGGTTTGAAATTATTTTTATCTTTTTTCTTGACACTTAAGACAAATGTATTTATACTACATACATACAGATTAACTGTATCAAACCTACCAACCAATATGGAGCATACCATGACTATCTATGTGATTACCTATTTATACAGACGTGACTACGGTGACCCCAGTACTTCAGTATTCACCGACCTACACAAAGCTCAAGCATTTGCACTAGAACTGCTTCAAGACCTTAACGTTACTGATGAGGAACTTGCAGAAAATGAGTTGTCTAGTGCGACAATGTGGCAGAAATCTAGCTGGATGCTGTACACCTCACTTAGACGAGAACAAAACGTCTACGTATCATTTGAAACCCAAACCATCAACCTACCACAGGAGTAAACCATGAACAAGATTGTACTTGTCACATACGAATCGGGTATCATTCGCTGGTACCCATATGAACTCAACACCCTTGAAATGCTGTCAGCTGAAGCTCAGTGGATTGAGGACATCCAAATCATCGAGTGCGCTGTAGAGAAAGCGCAATACATCATCACCAAAACCGTATAGGAGCCTACCATGCCACGTTTAATGTGCATACCACCCAACGTCACTGCCATCTACAGTGCAGTACCAGTACACGGTACAGACCTAACCATCATCAACAACCGATACATTGTATCCTCCGAGTCAGTGTTGCAGGACGATGCACCCATATGCAGCTGTGCCAAGGAGCTCGTACCAGATCCGGAGCGATTCTTGCCTTCAGAGATAGATGCCATTCACCACACTGTGCAAATCATTGTGGCTGCTATGGCACGTCTCGGTAAAATCAATCACGGGATGGAGCTTGCCTATGAACTGGGGATGCTCAAACAAGTAGATGCCGTCAATGAAGTAATCAGACACTGTAGACTGGAGCGAAACCTGGGGTGCTTTGATTTGGTGTTGGCAGTGGACTATCTGTTCGGACACCATCGTACACCGGAAGGAGGTGCAGAATGATTTTACTGACACTCATATCCTCAAGACAAAAGACTTTGGTTAACCTTAAGACAATGGTATACACTGCACCAAACAAGTTGGGTACAGAGATTGTATTCAAAGATGGTGGAAGGGTCGCTGTCACCGAGAATGCAGAGCAAATACTTCGACTGTATCAAGTTTGGCATGGTTCTTGCACTAATATACTAGTATCTAATAGTACTAATATAGCAGAGCCAAAAAATACTACCCCTATCACCACCACCACTAGTAGTACTAAAAATATTAGTGGTGGTGTTGTTGGGGAAGGTAAAGTACTTCTAATCAACAATATGCCTATCCCAGTAGATGCATCCACCAAACCACAGCTGTTCGACTACTGCAAAACCAATGAAGCACTGCTGAACCTGCTTGGCTACTGGATGGAGCTCTATGAGGCACAGGGCGGTGAAGTGTCGATGATAAGCAGTATCGACTTGGGTACACTGGCGAAGGTGGTTAGAACTGGAGCGATTAACAAAGCCATGGCAGTATTCGACTGGCTGTTCAAGTCAGACCACTACCGTGCTGTGTATCTACGCGGCAAGGGTATGGTAAATCCAGCCGTAGTGGTGTCCACAAAGAAGCTGGACGCAAACTACGCACTGTCACAACAGAAACCCCTACCGGCATTGCCAAAGAGCGTTCAGCGTCCATCTGTGGCTATTCCTACACTTGACTATGATGAAAACGGCAACTTGATTGGAGGTGAGTAATGGCTACAGACAGAATGATTGAAGTTGTACTGACTATGTTTGGCGCGACTTTTAACAAAAACGCTGAATGGCAGGCACAAATCTTCCCCATCTGGAAACATGGATTGGAGCAAGTCAAGGACATTCACCTGCACAAGGCCATCATGTCAGTGTGCTCAAAGAAGTGGAAGTATCCGCCCACACTTGGTCACGTCATCGAAGAGATAAACGATGTGGTGCGCGTACTGGGTGGCACTGTGGAGACACAGTCTTACAAGTTCTGTGACGACTGCGTACTGCGTGAGGGAGTGCGTGAGGTTTCCGCCCACTTCCTTGTACTGGCAACGCAGAAGCATCGCATCTACAACGTCGTGACACGATGCACCTGTGAGGGAGCGTCCATGAAGTATCCAAAGATGGGTGACTGGAACAGCTTGGAAGTCAAGATGAGCCGCGATGCCCGTATCACCGTGACCAACTTCATCGTGTCCGATGCCAGGCAATCCAATCGCACCATGAAGCAGCGAGCTCCACACCACTACGAACGTATGAAGCGAAAGCAGGCAGAGCGTGAACGTCAAGGACTACCCAACCCATACATGGAAGTGGCTAAGACGATGATTGATGGTCGATTCGTACCGGAGGAAACCCAGTACAGACACAAACCTACACAAACATTTGACACACCGCCGACAAAACAATACACTACTACTACCCAGACAGACATTGATCCTGATGACTGCATCTGGTAACCTACCAACAACAACGGAGTACACCATGTTCTTTCTAGAACAACTACAACACGTCATTGACAAGGTCAAAGACAACGCCACCAAATCAACCCTGCAGAAGGCACACACCATACTGGTTGCCATTGATGCTATTGAACCTATCAGCAGTTTGCTCGAGGACTTTATGCCGACAGTCAACAACCCGGACCCAGGCTCTTACTTCGACCAGTACAACAAGCTGCTACAACAGATTGCAGACTACCACACAGAGCTGGAGCGACTTGGATGGTCACACTGTCCAGATACCACACCACCCAACTTCAATGGGGAACGTGGCTGGATGCATCCATTCTACGCACAGCGTGGTCACCGTCACGTACTCTATGTATCCAATGACATAAACGACATTGGCTACCTAGACGTGACACTCTACCTTGACAACGAAATGAAGTACCATGAGAACACCGATGTGGGTGCTCTGATGGACTGGATGGACGGTGCGCTTGGAGAGAATCGACATGACCATGAGTGAAACTATCGAAGAGATTGCGGAGCACTGGAGACTCAAGGGTCTGTTCGATGACGACCGCGTGTCTAACAAGATGAAGGAAATGAAGACCAACATGCTGCCAGACGGTGGCATGGTTGGGCATTTCCCCAAGTGGACCTGTGTCATCGATGACAATGGTTTCACATGCAGCTGCCCCGACCACCAATATCGTGGTTCCAAATGCAAGCACCTCGGTGCCCTAGCTACAAAGATTAAGCGTGACTGGGACAAAGAGTTTGGGGGCGATGATGCCAAAAATGGGTAGCCTTTTCAGCGGCATCGGTGGGCTAGAGCTCGGGTTGGAGCGCGCCTTTTCGGGTGAACTCCATACCATCTGGCAAGTCGAACAGAACCAGTTCTGCCAATCAGTACTGGAGCGACATTGGCCACATGCCACACGATACGATGACGTGCGTACAGTTGGCGCACACAACTTGGAACCTGTCGATGTACTGTGCGGTGGGTTTCCATGTCAGGACATTTCAATCGCAGGAAAGGGAGAAGGACTACATGGAGAACGTTCGGGTCTTTGGTGGGAGTTCCACCGTCTTATCAACGAGCTACGACCCCGTGTCGCAGTCATGGAAAACGTTGCAGCAATCGATGTTCGTGGACTGTCAGCAGTCGTTGGATCGCTTGCCCAAATCGGGTATGACTGTCAATGGACGATTATATCAGCTGCACAATGCGGAGCACCCCACCTCAGACGTAGATGGTTTGGTGTTGCCTACCCCAACAGCATCCGATGCGGGCCCGGCAGCGATACTCAACGAGAACACCAACATCGTGTACACGGGGAAGGGGACACCACGCAAGGTATCCAACAACGGAGTGAACGGCAGTCTGGGATTGGCGAGGACAGTCATGCTTCTACCAACACCAACGGTCAACGAATCCAAGAACAACCCATCTGGAGCGAGTCAGTGGGCACGTCACGACAGTTTGAATGTGGAGGCAGCAAAACTCCAGGGGCTCGACAAAACTACTGGGAAAGATTTCCGACTCAATCCCCTGTTTGTAGAAGAAATGATGGGATTCCCAATCGGGTGGACAGACTTAAAGCACTCGGAAACGCAGTCGTCCCACAGTGCGCAGAATGGGTCGGACAACAAATAATCAACAGTGGACTATGGGAGAAGGTATGTTCGCAAAACAATTAAAAGAAACATTGGAAACAGTAAACAAAACAAAGCTGGCTCAGGTGATTGGATGCAGTCGCGACACCATTGTCAAGTGGCAGGCAGGTAGTCGGTTCCCATCTGTAAAGAACCTCATCCGTATGTGCATCTACCTATATCCAGATGAATGGGAGAAGGCGTATCTACATTTTAGTGTTCTTATTGAACAAGACGATTAAACATGTTACAGTAGCCTACATGCTCCTTGCATGGTAGGTTAGGGCAGGGGTGGTTCCCTGCCCTTTTACTTTTAGTGGTGGTGGTGGTGATCAAAGGATTTGGACTCTGGCTTAACAAAGCTATGCATCGTAACTCAATCAGCTGTGCTCAGATGGCAGACAAGGCAGGTCTGCATGTGAACACAATTCACAAGTACCTCAACGGGTCCTATGAGCCACGTATGAGCAACTTGATCATACTTGTGACTGTCATCGCCAATGAAGAGGACCGGAGCCCTACACAGCTTATGTTTGAAGCTATCATGTCTATGGATGAAGTGAAGATGGTCGAAGCCAGGTGGCGCAAAAAAATTAAAAGAAGCTCAGACGCTGACCATGTCTGAGCTTCAGTAGTGATGTGTTTGGTGTTATGAAAGATTAACCTTGCTGTTCATCACTGTCAACAAGTTCCTTCAATACTTTGTATAGCAACTGAATAAGATCAGCTGCAAGTTCCTGGCGTTCATCCTTGGTCAATCCACCACGGGAGTGTTGAATCAGCTTCTTGACAAACAATACAAGTTCAGGTGTGAGTGAGAGTAATTCTTGGTTCAGTTTCTTTTCCTTCTGATTGATGTGACTCTTTTACCACGACCAACACTACTCTTCTGTTTAACCTTCGAGCGGTATTGTGACTTGCTCATTTCTGAACGAGTACGCGGTGTTTTACTACTAACACGTTTGGACGGTCTGCAATAGGGTGTACCACTGCGCTTGGTACCACACGCCTTACCAGACTGGTCCTTCCATTTCTCCTTGCCCCAACGCTTGAGAGCAGCACCCTTGGCTGTCTTGCGTACGGTGCCTTTCTTCTTACGACACTTGGCAATAGCCTGTGAAGCACGGGCAGAGGGAAATACTTTGTATCGGCTCTTGACCGAATGATAGCATGCATCTTTACTCATATGTATAAGTATACCTGTAAATAGAAGTTAACGTCTAGATTTTTTACCGACACACTTCCATTTCTTGCGTGATAGGTTGTTGGGGCTATTTGGGTTGTTGCGTTTCTTTGCAGACAATCGCTTCTTGATTCCATAACTGCGTGCGCAATAGGAGTCTCCTTTCTTTGACCCTGGCTGTATACGATCCTTGCCACTCTTCGACTTGCCTGCCTGCCCATAGGACACCTTCTTTGTGCGACCAGTCTTCTTATTCTTGACAACCTTGACAAATCGTTTCCCCTTGGCTGGTGTTCTTTTACTGCGCATTGGTACCTCTAATAAGTGATGCTTTTATTTCACTTATCATTGTACTCAATGTTGTCATGCTTTGCTCAAGTAATGACATACGTTTATCCAAGTCAGTCATTTCCTGCACGACAGTTGTGCGAATAACTTCCTCTTTGGTTTGATAATCTTGAATCACTGCATCGTATCGTTCACGCAGCTCTTCTATCTTTTGTTCTGCTTTGGCTTCACGTTCATCTGCTCGCTTTTGCAGATCACGATTCTGAGTGTAGAGGAACACGCCAAATGCCACATTGGCACCACCACTCATCAGCATCTGTACTACACTATCCTCCATGACACCTCCAATAGGAAAAAGGGATGCCCCGAAGAGCATCCCCAAACAATCAATCAAACTTACGCGATGTCAGTTGTGAAGTACAGAGAAGTAATAACGTCACCGTTGTTTGGTGCAGAACCAAACGTGATGCGCATTACGCCGCCAGTACCACCATCAGCAGACAATGTGTATTGGTCCTGTCCAGAAGGAGAAGACTCAACGAGCTCCATGGCCAAACCGTTTCGGAATACCAATGTACCAGCCAGGTAGTTTGAGTCTGCTACAGAAGCAGCATCAAATGTAGTAGCTGAACCGTCACCAGTTCCGATGGTTTCATATGAAGGGATGAATGCCATCTTGGCAGAAGTTACTGCTTGTGAAGCAATCTTGTCTGAAGTAACAGCACCATCACGGATTTTAGCAGTCTCTACTGCATTTGCAGCAAGTTCTGATACACTGACAGCATCAGCAGCAATGGCATCACTACCAACAGCATCGGTAGCAATCTTTGCTGAAGTAACAGCATCGTTTGCCAACTGAGTAGTGTCAACACCACTTGAAGCAATCTTAAGACCATTGGCACCAACAGACAGAGTGTTGCCGTCAAGGTCAACTTGCAATACGCCACCGTTGTCTTCTACACCGTTACCCAAGTTCAACTTGTCTGCAGGAATAGAACCAGCAAGTTTTGCTGCAGTAACAGCACTGTCCAAGATTTTTGCTGTAGTTACAGCATCCGCACCAATCTTGTCAGCGGTTACGGCACCGTCATTGATCTTTGCTGTTTCTACAGCATTAGAAGCAATCTTGGCAGCAGTTACCGATGTTGCAGCCAACTGAGCGGTAGCCACTCCCAAATCTGAGATTTTGATACCGGAAGCACCAACACTAAGAGTAGACCCATCCAAGTCGATTGTAAGGTCAGATACAGCAGCAGAACCGTTGTATGACGTCATTGTGATACCGTTACCAGCACTCAATGAAGACAGGTTAGAACCAAGAGAAACACCAGAGATAGTGCTGTTAGAGAGCTTCGAGTTCGCGATGGACCCGGCCAACATGTCGTTGGTGATACCACCATCTTTTACCTGCAAAGAGTCAGATGCAATCTCAAGTGAAGAGTCATCTACGTTCACTGAAAGTTCGTTTCCAGACTTGGAAAGCCCGTCACCAGCGGTGATGTTAGCAGCACCGTTGAACTGAGTGAAGGTAATGTTGTCAGTACCTAACGTAGGATCAGTATCGTTAGTACAAGTAAACCCAAGATTGTCGTTAACGGTACCGGCTTTGACAAACACTGCCGCAGCTGGAAACTCGCTTCCGGAGTCCATATCATCAGCGCGGCTCCAACCACTAGCAGCCACCACATAAATACCGTTCTCTGTTGCATCTGATTGGTCCTTGACGAGGATTCTGTCGCCTGCTGAAAGAGCAACACCGTCAACAGTTTGAGTACCACTCAAAGTAATGTTGGCAGTAGTAGCGGCTTCAACAGCCTTCTTCCAATGTAAACCAGATACCAATCCGTCTACATATGATTTAATGGCGACTTGACCGTCTGCTGTCGGTGTTTGTGCGCTAAGGTCACCCGTAAAGGTATAGTTGTCCGTTAAGTCCAGTTTCGCTGAATCTACCGCATTGTTCTTAATCTGCTCTTGTGAAATTTGAATTGCCATTGGTGGCTCCTATTGTTCAATAAATACTACAGCCAGGTTGTCTCCAACCTTGGGCGTAAATGATGTTGTAAAGTTTGTGACAGAGGTTTCCCCAATGTCTGTGAACAGTTGGAGCAACCCATTCCAATATACCTGTAATGTGCCTGATTTGTAGGATAGGCTTACTGTGAAACTTTGAGTGGAACCGTCTACCTGCGAGGATATGTCCTCTCGCTTCAGATTGACCGTGCCACCCCCAACTGGTTCGAAGGGACTGGCAACAGGCATTATTCACTCCAAACGATACAGCTCGCGTCTACAGTTACTGTGGTTGAA